GATACCGCCAGCGCACAGACGATTGAACTGCAGGCGCAACTGAGAACACTTCAGGAGCACCGCAGTATTACTGACACCATCAGCCAGCAGCGGCAGGAACTCTGGCGCCAGCAGTCACGGTTTACTGTCCTTGAGGAAGCCGCAAAAACACGAACCCTTTCCACTCAGGAAAAATCCTTACTGGCCAGCAAGGATGAAGTCCTTTCGCGCGCAGAGGTTAACGCGCGTCTCGGTGATCAGATCATGGCGCAGGAGCGCCTGAATCGCCTGCAGGATACTTCCCAGAAATACGTCACGCAGATCGGCGAAAAAACGCGGGCGCTGGTTGCTGGTGGTGCGATGAGCAGCCGGGCGGCGCAACGTCAGAATGAAGAGGCACAGCTTCGTCAGGGATGGCTCAATGCGGGAGGCACTGATACCGATCAGGGCTACCAGAATGAACTGGCCGCACTGAAAAACTACTACGAAGAGCAGGACAATCTGCGCAATGACTGGCAGTCCGGTGCAAAATCCGCCTGGGCCGACTACGTTGATTCTGCATCAGATGCTTATGGTCAGGTTAAATCTGCTGCAACAAGCACCCTGGATGGCATCAGTCAGAACATGGCCGATATGCTGACAACCGGGAAAGCTAACTGGGCTGACTTTACACGATCCACGCTGTCAATGCTGACTCAAATCCTGATGAAACAGGCCATGGTTGGCCTTGTCGACTCGGCAACAACGGCTATGGGATTTGCGGGCGGTGGTTTTACTGGTTCAGGTGGGAAGTATGAGCCCGCCGGGGTGGTTCACCGTGGTGAATTTGTTTTCACCAAAGAGGCTACCAGCCGGATCGGCGTCGGCAACCTGTACCGGATGATGAAGGGCTATGCCTCTGGTGGTCTGGTAGGTGGTGGCTCCGCTGGTCCGGCGGCACCCTTCGGCGTCAGTGTCTATGCGCCGGTGACGGTTGAAAATCCCTCCTCCGGTACACAGCAGCAGAACAACGGGGAAGCGCTGGGACGAGCCTATCAGCAGGTGATTAATAAATCGGTGCATGAAGGGATTGCCAAAGCGATCCAGCCTGGCGGTCTAATCTGGAATGCGACAAAAGGCAGGTAGGTTTTATGGCAATAGAAACTTTTACCTGGCGTATCCAGGCGGCAAGTCAGCCGACAACGGGCAGCAGGGATGCTGTCCGGAAGGTGCAGTTTGGTGACGGGTATACGCAGATCAGCGGTTCGGGGCTGAATGATGAAGTGCTCACTTATGAGTTTTCATATACAGGAAACCCGGATACAGCGCTGGAAATCTACGCGTTTTTACGCCGGCATAAAACGAAGTCCTTTATTTTTACGCCCCCTTACGAGGATAAAAATCTGTGGCGGGTTGAGGCTGACAGCCTCAAGAAGGTGGTCAAAAACAAAAAGGTTATGACCATTACAGCAACATTCGAGCAGGCATTTGCACCATGACATTACACTCAGATTATCAGAAGCTTGAGCCTGGCAATCCGGTGCGGCTTTTTGAAGTCGACGGAACTGCGTTTGGTGTGTCTGACGTGATGCATTTTCACGCACATAACGTCGCGTATACGCCGGAGGAAATTGACGCTGCCGGCGGTGATGAAAGTAAACTCCCTGCAAAGTCGATCTGGTGGCAGGGGAATGAATATAAAGCCTGGCCATGTCAGATCGAAGGCATTGAGGCAACCACTGACGGCACCAGCCCACAACCCAAACTCAGCGTAGCCAATCTCGACAGTTCGATTACTGCCCTGTGTCTTGCTTATGATGATCTTCTGCAGGCGAAGGTCTCTGTCCACGATACTCTGGCGAAGTATCTTGATGCCAGAAATTATACTGGCGGTAACCCGACAGCCGATCCGACGCAGGAGAAGCTGAAGGTTTTCTACATTGACGCTAAAAGCAGCGAGACCAACGAGGTTGTTGAATTTACGCTGACCAGCCCGATGGACCTGCAGGGGCTGATGATCCCGACGCGCCAGTTGCATTCTCTGTGTACCTGGTGCATTCGCAATAAGTATCGTTCCGGCGATGGCTGTGATTATGCCGGCACGCGCTATTTCGATAAAAACAACAAGCCCGTCAGTGATCCTTCCCTGGATGAATGTAACGGTACTCTTACGGCCTGCAAACTGCGGCACGGTGAAAGTAACGCGTTGCCGTTTGGCGGGTTCCCCGGTACCTCTTTGATCAGGAGTTAATATGCGGCAAAAAACCATTAGTGCCATTATGGCGCATGCCGCTGCCGTGTATCCCCGGGAATCCTGCGGTGTAGTGGCGCAAAAAAGCCGTGTTGAGCGTTACTTTCCGTGCCGCAATCTGGCAGCAGAACCGACAGAGCATTTTCATCTTTCACCGGAGGATTATGCGAGCGCAGAAGACTGGGGAACGGTGATCGCTATCGTTCACAGCCATCCGGATGCAACTACGCAACCGAGTGAACTGGATAAGGCTCAGTGTGACGCAACGCTTCTCCCCTGGCATATTGTCAGCTGGCCGGAAGGTGATTTACGGACCATTCAGCCTCGCGGGGAGCTACCGTTGCTCGAGCGACCGTTTGTTCTTGGTCACTTCGATTGCTGGGGGCTGGTGATGAGCTACTTCCGGCAAACCCACGGGATAGAACTTCACGATTACCGCGTGGATTATCCGTGGTGGGAAGATCAGTATCCGGATAATTTTTATCAGGAATGCTGGTTTGAATGCGGATTCCGGGAATTTGAAGGTGCTCCCCTGCCTGGTGATATGGTGATCATGCAGGTACAAGCGAATAAGTGGAACCATGCCGGGATCCTGCTGGATGGTAATATGTTGCTGCATCACCTTTACGGGCATCTCAGCCAGCGTGTCCCATACGGAGGATACTGGCAGGAACGGACGATGAAAATTGTGAGATTTCATTCATTATCAAAATAATTGTTGTAAAGTTGCATGATTAGATACCTGTTTTAGATTTCATGTTACCTTAGATTAATGCAAAATGGTTTAATTGTTTCATTTTGTTTTATTGAGAGGTCGGCATGAGAAAACTTTCACTTATATTCATTTTTTCTTTTATTTTATCTGTCTCTGCTGGAGCATCAGATAGAATAAAAGGGTACGGAAATTCGTATTGGGGGATGACTCCTGACGAAGTAGTCAGTGCGGAGAATGGTAGAGCTCATGAAATAAATCCACCATTGGAATATTATGAAACAGTTGGTGCTGTAGGTATAGATAAGGTAAGTATTAATACTTATGATTTTAAGGTTGTTTATCAATTTAAGAACAACAATCTCGTTCAAGTTATTGTTCAATCTTTAAATAATAAATTCGAAAGTGTTAATAGGATGGCTTTTCAGTCTATAGAATCACTTTTAACACAAAAATATGGGGTTCCTACCTACAAGGAACCGTATAAAGAGGTTGTTTGGGTTAATTTAGGGACGAACATAAATCTTAGTTATACGATTGTTGATGGTATATCAAATTTTGTGACTGTCACTTATAAGCCTGAGTCAGAGCAGGTTAAAAAAACTGAGAATCTTTGAATAATTATTAACAAAAAAAACAAGAGGTGAATATGAAAACTAAATTTTCAATAGTTTTGTGCTTGGCTCTTACTGCATGTAGCACTTCTAGCCTTGAATCCAAAGTTCCAGTGTTCTCTGGGCATACACAAAAGGATATTGATTCGGTTAATCGATGCTTAGCGCCAAAATGGGTTGAGCTACGTTCATCTAGTTCGAGCATTCCAACTGAGACAGGTTATAAAATAATAGCATCAGATGACATATTTGGTGCCATTTCGACCGCTACAGTTGATAAATCAAAAAACGGTGGAAGTGATGTGAAAGTATACGCTTTGTCCAAAGGATGGAATGACCCTTGGGGAAATGCTGCTCGATCATGTCTGTAATGCTTGGTCTCTTCAAACCACCTTCGGGTGGTTTTTTATTCTTGGAGAATGGTAATGACAATCCATGAAGAAAAAATGGTGACCATAGAATTGTATGGGCAGTTAGGGAAATTGTTTGGGAAATATCATAAAAGAGTTGTAAGAACTAATGCAGAAGCTGTCCATGCCTTATGTAAAACCTTAGATAACTTTGAAAGATTCCTGAATAGTAGCAAAATAAGAGGTCTTACATTCGCTGTTTTCCGTGGGCAAGATAATATTGGTCTTGATGATATGGGATATCCTGTAACTGGTGAAACTATAAAAATAGTTCCTCTTCTTATAGGAAGTAAAAAAGCCGGTGCTCTGCAGACCATACTGGGGGCAGTTTTGGTCGTTGTAGGGGTGGTTATTGGATATTTTACTGGATGGACTGGAGTGGGTTGGGCTATTGGCTCAAAAATGGCAATGATGGGAGGGGCGATGATGTTGGGGGGGGTGGTTCAAATGCTTTCCCCACAATCAGCTGGTCTAGCCAGCAAACAGGATGCTGCTAATCAGGCCAGTTACGCTTTCGGTGGCGTGACGAATACCGCTGCACAGGGTTACCCCGTTCCTATCTTATATGGAAAGCGTCGCATCGGTGGCGCAATCATCTCCGCTGGCATCTACGTCGAAGATCAGCAATAAAAAATCACTTTCCTCCTGGCCACCTTCGGGTGGTTTTTTTATGGGTACGATATGGTAACTGCAACTGCGATTAAAGGCCGCAAGGGCGGCAGTTCGAAGACCCGCACACCAACTGAACAACCCGATGACCTGCAGTCGGTTGCAAAAGCAAAAATCCTGATTGCGCTGGGTGAAGGCGAATTTGCGGGACAGTTGACCGGGAAAGACATCTACCTTGACGGAACGCCCATTGAAAACTCTGACGGTTCGAAAAACTTCGGTGGAGTGGCCTGGGAGTTTCGTCCGGGTACTCAGGCACAAAAATATATTCAGGGGATACCGGGTACCGAAAATGAAATTAATGTGGGTACGGCGATCTCCAGCAGTACGGCATGGACGCATACGTTCACAAATACCCAGCTTTCAGCCATCCGCCTGCGTCTGAAATGGCCTTCACTTTTCAGGCAGGAAGACGATGGCGACCTGGTCGGGTACTCGATTAATTATGCGATCGATCTGCAGACCGACGGCGGCGCATGGCAGACAGTGATCAACACGCGCGTGACCGGGAAAACCACATCTGGTTATGAGCGCAGCCATCGCATTGCTCTGCCGCAGGCAGGAACAACATGGACAGTGCGACTTCGCAAAATCACCGCCGATGCCAACAGTGCAAAAATTGGCGATGCGATGACGTTGCAAAGCTACACCGAGGTGATCGATGCCAAGTTGCGCTATCCGAACACCGCTTTGCTCTACATTGAATTTGACTCCAGTCAGTTTAATGGCTCTATTCCGCAGATTTCCTGCGAGCCGCGCGGGCGCATAATTCGTGTTCCGGATAATTACAACCCCGAAACCCGGACCTATGGTGGTACATGGACCGGCGCGTTTAAATGGGCGTGGACAGACAACCCGGCCTGGATTTTTTACGATCTGGTTGTAACGGATAGGTTTGGTCTTGGTAATCGCCTGACGGCGGCAAACATCGATAAATGGACGTTGTACCAGGTTGCGCAGTATTGCGATCAGCCGGTGCCGGACGGTAAGGGTGGCAGTGGTACCGAGCCCCGTTATATCTGCAACGTCTACGTGCAGAACCGGAATGAGGCATACACCGTGCTGCGGGATTTCGCGGCCATATTCCGTGGCATGACTTACTGGGGTGGCAATCAGATAGTGGCGCTGGCGGACATGCCCCGCGATATCGATTACACCTATACACGCGCCAACGTAATTGACGGGCAGTTTGTCTATTCAAGCAGCACAACCAAGACCCGCTATACAACGGCGCTGGTCTCCTGGTCCGATCCGGATAATGCTTATGCGGATGCGATGGAGCCGGTGTTTGAACAGTCGCTGGTTGCCCGGTACGGCTTCAATCAGCTCGAGCTCACTGCAATCGGCTGCACCCGGCAATCGGAGGCAAACCGTAAGGGGCGGTGGGGGATCCTGACCAACAACAAAGATCGGGTAGTGACTTTCTCTGTTGGTCTGGATGGTAACATCCCGCAGCCGGGTTATGTCATTGCGGTCGCTGACGAAATGCTGTCGGGTAAAGTCACCGGCGGTCGTATCAGTTCGGTGAACGGCAGGGTATTAACCCTGGATCGTGTGGCTGATATCGCTCCCGGCAACCGTCTTATTGTGAACCTGCCTTCCGGCGTGTCGCAGGCCAGAACAGTCCAGGCGGTGAACGGCAGGGCCATTACAGTCACGACAGCTTACGGAGAAACACCGCAGGCCGAATGTGTATGGGTTGCTGAATCAGATGAGCTCTATGCGCAGCAGTACCGCGTTGTGAGTGTGGTCGATAATAACGATGGCACATTCACGATTTCCGGGGCTTATCATGATCCGGATAAATATGCCCGCATTGATACTGGCGCCATCATTGATCAGCGGCCTGTCAGTGTCGTTCCTCCGGGTAATCAGCATGCGCCGGAAAACATCATTATCAGTTCGTTTTCCGTTGTTCAGCAGGGTATCAGCGTCGAGACGATGCGTGCCAGCTGGGACCAGGCACCCAATGCCATCGCTTATGAGGCACAGTGGCGCCGCAATGATGGCAACTGGGTAAACGTACCGCGCAGTTCCACCACGTCTTTCGATGTTACGGGGATTTATGCCGGGCGCTACCTGGTGCGTGTGCGTGCCATTAACGCCGCGGAGATCTCCTCCGGATGGGGTTACTCGGAAGAGAAAACACTGACGGGTAAGGTCGGTAACCCGCCGAAGCCGGTTGGTTTTATGGCAACGGGTATCAACTGGGGTATTCGTCTGAACTGGGGGTTCCCGGCAAACACTGCGGATACGCTGAAAACGGAGATTCAGTATACCGCGAACAGTGATTTTTCGGATCCGTTGCTGCTTTCTGATGTGCCGTATCCTTCGTCGGAATATACACAACTCGGACTGAGAGCCGGGCAGGAATTCTGGTACCGCGCGCAACTGGTGGATAAGACCGGAAACGAATCGGGATATACCGACTGGATCCGCGGCATGTCCAACGATAACGCCGATGACTATCTCGGCGATATTGCGGGTGGTTTCCTGACTTCCGAAGATGGCGATCGCCTGACCGGAGACATTGACACCAGTCTGGAAGCCGCCCTGCAAAATGCTCTGGCGAATCATGCGACCGTTGAGCATCAGTGGGCACAGTTGGGTGAGGTCCGTGCGGATATCCTGATTGTTAAAACAACCATCGCTGATGTTGATAAAGCTATGGCTGAACTGTCCACGCAGGTTCAGGCGCAGATCGAGGATGTGACCGCCACGCTGGAGGACAAACTCACTGCGGTAGTTGATGCGGACGGGGCGACGGCAATTCATACGCTGAAGGCTGGTGTGCGAATCAACGGCGTGATGTACAACGCCGGGATGTCGATTGCTGTGCTGGCGCAGGCTGGTCAGCCTGTGATTACCCGCGCCGGTTTTAACGCCAACCAGTTTGTGCTGATGAGTGGCAGTGGAACGACTCAGTATTCACCATTTGCCGTTGTAAACGGCCAGGTGTTTATCAGTTCGGCGTTTATCCAGGACGGAACGATCACTAATGCCAAAATTGCAAACTATATCCGCTCGAATAATTTCCTCGCCGGAACACGTGGCTGGAATATTGATAAGAGTGGTGACTGTGAATTCCATGGGAAACTGTATGCGACCAGCGGCCAGTTTGCATTTAACGGTGTGAATAATACGGTCGTTATTAACGGCAATGGAATTACTGTCAATCTGTCTGGCGGTGGGCGAGTCGTTGTTGGTAAATGGTAGGTGAATTATGCCGGAAGGTATTCTGATTGATTATAACGATGGTCGCCCGGTGATGGCGATTACAGCGGGGCTTCGTGCCCCGTCATTTTGTACGAACTTTTCGGGGCGCGGTACGGCCGGTAATCAAATGACAATAAGCACCCCGCTAACACCAGGGTCACAGGTGATTGTCGTACCAACGAAGCCGGCAGAAGTCCAGGAAATCATCGATAACCAGGTATTTCTTCAAATCCCAGTATCAATGGCGTCAGTTGCACGAAATGGAAATAGCGGAGTAATCATCAACGGCGGTCCCCAGTTCGGTTACAACCTCACCCCGCAGGACTGGCGCGGCACGGTTCTTGAGATATTGCCTGCTGGAACTTATAACACCGGCCTGCTTGTGGCTGACTCTACCGATTTCACCGCTATATCGAACAACGCAAAATTAATGACATGCGCATGGGTTGGGCAGTGGGTTGTGAATGGGTCCCGCGCCCTTCCTGTTAGCGGGATACCCTTCGCCCGCTGGGATAACGGCGGTGTATCAGTAGGTTTCGACGGCACGAATATTATCGTGCGGGATACTAATTACACCGGGTCTGACGACGTTACAGGGAGTGTTACATTAGACCTGGTTATATTCAATAATACCGCTCCGGTTGGTGGGGACGGTATCACCATGACCAACTCAGCGGGGCAGGTGACATTTTCCACACTTAAGCGTCCGTTTATTTACGAACGCCTTCTTACCGTGTCCGACAGTAACCAGACAGTCGGAAACAGTTTTACGCAATTATGTTTTGTCGGGTCAAATAGCCGCAAGATTGGTGACTACGATAATGTGCGCTTTAAGGGAATGATTCGGTCCGGGAGTAATATCCGCGCCGGGCTTAGTCGGGTTGTTGGTAATTATTACAACCAGGGCTTTAACAATAATTTTAACCAAAACATCGCAATGCCAATCCTTGTCCTTCCCCCAATGTATTGAGGAAATAATATGTCAGCAGGAACATTAACCCTGACCAATAACTCAGATTTGGTCTCCGGGGCAGGCACCTCATTTTCCACGGAACTGACCGCCGGTGATTTCGTTG